AGAGGTTGAGTTCATCAACGAGCGCGAGTTGGTCGTTTGGCCGAACGGCAGCATCGACGGCATCCGCTATCTTTTCAATAACGAACCGGGAGATGATCGAAGCTGGACGTTCAAGCATCGATAATGCTCGCTGATGGGGCGGAACAGGACGCGGGTATTGCCAGACGAACTGGGGGTATCGACCGCCTATGAAACGGCAAATTTCTGAGCGCGTGGCGGACGGTACGTCCGCTCTGCCTGCATTTTTTACGACGGAGCCTGCGACCTACGGCCTCAGAATATATTGAGCGTCAAAAGACGTATCTACGCTTACGTATGATTTTCCCTGTTTTTGCGCTTCTTTCAAGGTCAGGCCATCAAATCGCTTTATCACACCTGTTGCGCATAATTTATCTGCTACTCGCCCTACTTTAATTTTGGGATCAATAGATATAGCTGCTGTATCATATTCAGTTTGCGATACGAGCAAAGAGTAGGGTCCAGCTTGACCGATTGCATCACCGCATATCGTGACCCTCTTGTTGTGATAGTGGTACCTATCCGCTCTTATCTCTGATGGGGTAAGCGCCCGAGCAGACCCTTCCTTTTGTATTTGAACGGTAGTTAGCGCGAGGGAGATGAGAAGCATCATCGTTCGGACCTTCCGGAAAAATTCTTGGTGCTACAAGGCAATAGCATAGGAGAACGTGCAACCAGCGACCCTTCATTCACCGCCGGTTACGCAACATCTCGCTAATCTGGTCCGGCCAGCGGTGGACGGGTCCGCCGCCCGAATGTCTAAAACCGGTGGTTAGCTGCCGTGTGATCCGGCGACCCGGAATGGGTGTTGCGGGTTCCGGCGGACGAACTCGTCAACCTCCCGCAAGCGCTCTGGGAACGGCTCTGCCTCTTGCCAGCGCGTGTGATTCACAAAGCGAAAACCGGCAAACCAGAGGGCACGAACTTTGGCCCATTGCTCGTTGTCAGACTTCTTTGGCACCCTGAACGCGCGCCCCATTGAATGAAGCGTCCCGCCACATTCCGGGCACTTGCCAATGGCCTCGTCCGGCAACTTCCATGACTTGTGGCAGTCGAAGCAGGCGTGGGGCCAAAGGCAGAGTGGCCCTCGATGGTAGGGGACGCTTGTCATCACAGGCAGCGCTCTGTTCCCCGTCGCGCGACGAAGCTCCATTCGCTGTTCTTTAGACGGAGGTGGGGCCATCCGCGCAATATGGGATGACCCGAGGAATGTCCGCAAGTGGGCGTTACCGGCCGTGGGTATCGAGTGGGTATTTTGCTCCTACGCCATCGTAAGAACCGCGCTTTTCCGAGGGTTCTGTGACATGGCGACGGAGCGCATGTCCGCCGCTATCGCCGTTCAGCGGAGGGTGCCGGCCTTCATGTGTTTGCGCACGAACTCGAGAACGGCTTTACCCGCAACGGTCGGCAGCTGCTTCGCTCCTCGGCAAGCCCTGCAAGGGTTGGGGCCGATAATGATGGCACGCCCGCTGGGCTCCTCCTTGGCTTTGCCGGTGCCGCCACATTCGCGGCAGTTCTCTTCGAGCGGCGGGAACGGATCGGCCATAACATCCTCCAGCGATGGAAACGGTTGAGCGTCTACAGCACGCCACACGGTACCCGCGTCGTCTATTGATTTGTTGGATTTCGTTCGATTTCTGTTCCGATATGGGGACGAAGAAATTCAACTCGATCTGGGACCTCGTCCGGCACGGTGCGAACCTGCAAGTTTGGTGCGCGTGCGGGCATATCGCGGTGATCGATCGCCACCAGCTCGACCACATGAAGCGCACGCGAAACTGGCCGGCACCGATCGGTTATCTTTGCGGTAAGCTGCGGTGTGCCAAATGTGGACGGCGGCCGACGAAAGTCTCGCCTTCGGCAAACGATCCGACAGTACGCATCGGGCCTTCCCTCGCGGATGTCATCGCAACGCAGGCGCAAGACGAACCGTGACGCATGCGAGGCAAGCCGTGCAAATCCAAGATTTTCTGCCTATGTTCGCGCCGGGGATTTCGGGGTGGTGATGGATGTTGGCGATCGACTGACGGCCGAGATGGCGAGCCGTGCGCAACTCGCGCTGCACTTTATCGAGCGGTACTGGGAAAGGCACAGCGCTTCGCCGAGCTATGGCGAGATTGCCGCCGGCATCGGTGTCGATCGACATCGCGCGCGCGATGCCGTTCGGGCGCTCGAACGAACCGGTCGCGTCATGCGAAAGCGTGGGAAGGCGCGCGGTATCGTGTTGCCGTCGCGGCGCGAAGCCGTCCTGAACGAGCTGCGCCGTGAGGGCTGGCACATCAACGACGAAACCCTAGAGATCTTCCCGCCCACATATACGCCACTGTCCGTCCCGGCCGCGCTCGATCACATCTCAGCCGTTGAGGGTTGGGGGAATAATGGTGCGGATCGAAACAGCGGCGGAAGCCAAGGTGATGCGGGCGATCGTTGATCGCGAGCATCGCACGGCCATGGCAGAACGCCGCGCTGCGCGCGAAGCGCACGCCGGCGCAACCGCTGCGTCGTCGCAACCGCGTGTAGGCTGGTCGACCAAAGCACCGCCGCGCCGCAAGCCTAGCGATATCGACCGCGCGATCGCCGCGCGAGCCGAGGACCATCGTCTCAACTGGGCGCGCCGTCATCCCGACGCCGCCAAGGCTGAACGCGCATTCCGCAAGGGCCGGGCAGAGATGACCAATCGTTGGTCCAAGCGTGGGGACGGTACCGCTGAAACTCACGAACGCGCGAGCCGCACGCATCAGGGCGCGCTGGCCCGCCTCTGGCATAGCGGAGGCATCACGGCCGACCAGCTGGCGGCGGCCGTCGAGATTGCGATGGTTGCCGAGCGGATCGGGGCAGACGTCGCGGTGCGAACCGCCAGCCTCGAAACCCGGATCGATTCCGGGCATCGCGGTGACGGCGCGTTCTACGAGAATTTGAGCCGGGTCCGGCATGAGATGGCCTATACTCAGTGGCGCGCGGCGATCGACGGTCCGATCGGCGCGGTCCTCGACATGGTGGTCGGAGAAACGGTCGGCTTTACCGTCGTGGCCAAGCGGTACAGCATGCACAACCGCCGCGCTAAGAAGCTGCTGGTCGACGCGCTGGACCTTTGGCCGCGCATCCTTGGGCAGGTCTGCAAGGAGATCGATCGGGCGGCTCTCGACCGGGCGCATGCAACCATCGCGTAGCTTCGCACATTTTCGCCACTCCCCGAACGGCCACAATTCGGTCAAATCCGACGCAGCGACACCTGCGTCCTTCGCCCGTCAGCCTTCCCCCCTTGGCTGACGGGCGTTGTCGTCTTCGGGAGATAGCGATGCCGCACAGCAGCCCGCTTCTCGATGAGCTTGAGCGTCTCACCGACGATTTGGACCTTCTCCTCGCGCGCGGCCGAGCCAGCATCCCAAGCCACCGGTTGGTGGAGGAGCTGGCAGATGAAGCCCGCCGGATCGCCCGCCGGCTCGATGAAGCCGCGCGGGGCGGGTGTCGTCCCCTTTCCAATCCGCCGCGCTACATCAGCCCGTGCGGGACCAAGGCAGGCTGGTGAGCACTATGCAACGGGTCGATATCGTGAAGCTTCAGGCAGTGGCCGCGGGCAAGGCCGACGAGGTCGTGCCGGTCACGCGCGGACTGTTGGACATCATCGCCCGCGAGCTTGCTACGCTACGCCAAACGGTGGCGGCGCAACCAGGTGCGGCAGCGTGACGGACCAACGCCACCCCGGCGCGATAGACGTCAAAGGTGAGCTTTATCTGCGGGACGCGAAGGGCAACCTCGTGCCGCTCACCGCGGTGAAGCCGGTCGACCTGCTGGTCGACGAGATGGTACGCGGCATCATCCAGCGGGCGCAGGTGATGTCCGATGCGCTTACCCAGTTCCGCATTGACACCTTCGAACAGATCCGTTCGCTTCAGGAGCTGCTCGACCAGCAGTATGGCGCGACCGTCGGAGGCGCGAAGGGCAACATTCAACTGACCACGTTCGACGGGTGCCAGCAGGTCAAGGTGCAGGTCGCGGACCTGTTCGACTTCGGTCCCGAGCTGCTGACCGCCAAGTCGCTGGTCGACCAGTGCCTCACGGAATGGGCAGGCGGCAGCCCGCCCGAGCTACGGGCGATCGTCAACAACGCCTTCTCGGTCGAGAAGGAAGGCCAGATCAACAGGGCAGGCCTGCTGATGCTGTTGAAGGTGCATAGCGACGATCCGCGCTGGAAACGCGCCATGGATGCCATCCGTGACTCGTTCCGGGTGATGGGGTCGCGCGAGTACATGCGCTGCTATCGTCGCCCGGCGCACAACGGCAAATGGCAGGGCATCAAGCTCGACGTCGCCTCGGCCTGACCCATCAGGGGGCAGCCAAGGGGGCGCGGAGGCCGACCGAGGGCATCCCACATAGTGGGACACCCCCCCCCGGTCGCGGGTCCTCCCCTAGGCCCCGTAGATAAGGGCGGCAAAGGCGTGTGGTTCGGCCAGCTATGAGTTTTGAAAGGTGTCCGCACCTGTCATGTCCGCACCCGTAAACCTCGTCAGTTTCCGCGAATTCGCCCGGCTCGACGGATGCAGCGACAAGCTGGTCCGAAATGCGGTAAAGGCCGGAAAACTGTCGGTTACGGCAGACAACCGCATCGATGCGGCGCTCGCCGGCACCGGTTGGCGGCAACAAAATCGCAGGGCTGCGGAGAGTGCGGACACCGGTGCGGACCCGACGCCGGTGTCCGCACTCTCGCCGGCCGACGCGGAGGTGTCCGCAGGTTCGATCCAGATCGACGATTTTCTCGCCAACTTCATCGCCGGGCGCATGCTGTCGCGCGCCGACGCGGAGCGGGTGAAGGAAAACGGCGCGGCGGCCAAGAACCTGTTGGCCGCGATGCAAGAGGCTGGCGATGTCATCGATATCGCCATCGCGGAGGCAATCCTGTTCGACCAGGCGCGCGAGTTTCGTGATGCCTGGATGAATTGGCCGGCGCGCGTCGGGCCGATGATCGCGGCCGAGCTGGGCGTATCGCCCGACCCGGTCGTGGAGGCGCTGAACAAGTATGTCCAGCAGCAGCTCGACGACCTTGGAGATCCAGCCTCCGCGTTTGAGGAGGCTTAGCGAGGAGGTTCCGAAGGAGGACCGGCTGCGCCGTGCCTGGCGGCGAGGCATGACGCCGCCGCCGCGCATCAGCGTGCCGGATTGGGCTGACAACTTCCGTAAGCTGGCGAAGGGCGCGGGGTCGACGTCGGGTAAATGGCGAACGTCGATGGTCGAGGCGGCGCGCGGGCCGATGCTCTCGGTCACCGAACCCGGCGTTCACATCATCACGCTTATGGTCTGCACGCAGCTCATGAAGACGGCGCTGATCGAGAGCGTGGTCGGGTATCACATCCATCTCGACCCGGCGCCGATACTTCTCGTGCAGCCGAAAGACGACGCGGTCGAAGGGTTTTCGAAGGAGCGGATCGGGCCGCTGATCAAGGCGACACCGGTCCTGCGCGCCTTGGTCGGCAACCGGAAGACCCGGTCGGCCGAAGACACGCTGACCTTCAAGAGCTTCCCGGGCGGCTTCCTCGCCCTGGTCGGTGCGGGCAGTCCCGACAACTTGGCGCGCCGACCGGTGATGGTGACGCTGTACGACGAGACCGACAAGTATCCGGTCACCCGCGAGGGTGACGCGATCGCGCTGGGCGACGAGCGGCAGGCGACGTTTCCCCGCTACCTGTCGATCCGGACCTGCTCGCCGACGATCTCGGGCGAAAGCCGGATCGAAGATAGCTATCTCGACGGCGATCAGCGGCAGGCATCGGTTGACTGCCCGCATTGCGGTCACCGCAATTTCCTCGAGTTCTTCCGCAACGTCGAATGGGACAAGGATTACAGCGAGGCCGGGGTGGTCGTCGCGCACCACCCCAAGACTGCCGCGATACACTGCGAGGCATGCGGCGTGCCCTGGAGCCAGGGCGAGCATCTGGCTGCGCTTCAGACCACCCGCTGGCACCAGACCAAGCCGTACCATTGCTGCGGCCAGCACCGCGACCCGATGGTCGATTTCGAGGCGCACTGGAAAGGCGGTACCGCCGATCCAGTGGCCGCGGTGTGGGACTGGTGGGCATCGGACCGGCACGCGGTCTACCGGGCGCGGTGTCCGGACTGCGGCAAGTGGCCGGTCGATAACGAGCATGCCAGCTTCACCGCCGGCAAGCTGTTCAGTCCGTGGCCGAAGGATGCCCCGCCGAAACAGGCGGCGAAGTTTCTGGCGGCCGAGAATGATCCGGATCTCCGGGTCGTATTCGACAACACGCAGCGCGGTCGACCGCACAAACGGCAGGCGTCGAAGGATCTGCGCGCCGAGGTCCTCGCGGCCCGGGCGGAGAATTGGGCGGCCGCGGTTCCGGACGGTGTCGCGGTCATCACGGTCGGCGGCGACACGCAGGACGATCGCGTCGAGCTGGAATTCATTGGCTGGGGCCGCGGCGAGGAAAGCTGGTCGATCGCCTATGTCGTCGTCGAAGGCGACACGTCGAAGGACGAGACCTGGGACCGCGTCGACGAGCAGCTGCTGCGCGTATGGCACCGGGCGGACGGGCGACCGTTCACCGCGGCCGCGGCGTGTATCGATTCCGGCGGTCACCGGACGCAGGAAGTTTACCGCTTCGCCAAGGCGCGGCTCGGTCGGCATGTCTGGGCGGTAAAGGGCGCGTCGGAGCAGGCGGGCAAGCGGGCACCGGTGTGGCCGACCGTTAAGCCGACCAACCGCAAGAAGGCGCAGTACCGGCCGACGATCGTCGGCACCAACGCCGCGAAAGACACGATCCGCGCTCGCCTCGGCCTCGACAGTCCCGGCGCTGGCTACATGCACGTCCACCAGTCGCGTGACATCGGTTGGTACGAGCAGATGCTCGCGCCCAAGCTGCTGCTGAAGATCAAGGCCGGGCGACGGTTCACAACCTGGGACACGCCGAAGGGCAAGGCCGACGAGGCTTCGGACTGCCGGGTTTACGGGTACGCGGCACTGCAAGGGCTGATCCATTTCGGGCTCGACCTCGACGACGCCGCCGCTGCGGTGCTCGACCGGTTCGTCGCGCCGATCGCGACGCCGGCGGCCGAGCCGGAGCCGTGGTCTGGGGAATCAGGTGGCTGGATCGACGGCGGCGGCAGCGGCGAAAGCTGGTTCGGAGGATAATCAATGTTCACTTCGGACGATGTCGACGCGCTGAAGCGCGCGATCGCGACGGGCGCGCTGCGCGTCCGCTATCCCGATGGCAGCGAAGTGACCTATCGGTCGCTTGCCGAGATGCGCGAGACGCTAGGCATGATGGCGGCTGACGTCGCGCCGGCGTTCGGATCGTCGCCGTCGCGCAGCTCGGTGGCGTCGTTCTGATGAACCTGCTCGACCGCACCGTCGGATGGTTCAATCCGGAAGCGGGCTTCCGGCGGATCTCGGCGCGCCGCGCCATGGACCTGCAGGCGCGTGCCTATGACGGTGCCAGGCGCGATCATCGGACCGCGAGCTGGGTGACGCCGGGCAGCAGCGCCAACCTGGAAATCGGTGGTGGTGAGGAGCTGGTGCGCAATCGCGCGCGCGACCTGGTCCGCAACAGCGGATATGCGCAGCAGATTGTCGAGACCTATGCCGATAGCGTCGTCGGCACCGGCATCGTCGGCGCACCGACCGGGGTGAAGGGCCGCAACGCCAAAACGATCGCCGCCGGGTGGCGCGCCTGGACCGAGAATTGCGACTTCGACGACGACCAGGATCTGAACGGGCTGATCTGGGCGGCGGTGAAGGGCATGGCCGAAAGTGGTGCGGCGCTGATCCGTTTTCGCCGGGTGGCGTTTGACGGCAAGGCGACGATCGCGCCGCTGAAGCTGCAGGTTCTCGAGCCGGACTTCATCGACACAATGAAGGACGGGGCCGTCACCGGCGGCTACATCGATCGCGGTATCGAATACGACGCGCAGGGGCGCAAAGCCGCCTATTGGCTGTTCCCGTCGCATCCGGGCGACATGGCGAGCTTCCGCCTGCGCGGAATGGTCAGCGAGCGCGTTCCGGCCGACGAGGTCATCTACCTCTATAACAAGCTCCGCCCCGGGCAGGATCGCGGCATGCCGATCCTCGCGCCGGCGATTATGACGCTGCAGAACCTGCGCGGCTATTTCGAAGCCGAGCTGGTCCGCAAGCGCACCGCCGCGTGCATGGTCGGGTTCATCACCTCGGCCGACGAGGAGCTGAAGATCGGCGTCGATACGGAGGCCGGGAAGGGAAAAGGGTACGGACCGCAAAAGCAGCGGATGGAGCCGGGCATGCTCACCCGGCTGTTGCCGGGCGAGGAGATCAGCTTCAACCCGCCGCTCGCCGACGCCGGCATCGATGCGATGGCAGCGCAGTATCTGCGCGAGACTGCCGCTGCGGCCGGGCTGATGTACGAGCATGTCTCGGGTGACTTCTCACGGATCAACTACAGCTCGTTCCGCGCCGGCGGTCACGGCTTCCGCCGCCGCATGGAGCGCATCCAGTGGCACGTCGTCATCCATAAGCTCTGCCGGCCGATCGCGCAGCGGTACCGCGAGGCGGCGCAGGCAGCGGGCCTGCTGCCGGTGACGACCTTCGGGTGGCGCTGGACCCCGCCGGGCTTCATCTCTGTCGACCCGTACAAGGATGCACAGGCCGACCTGCTGAACCTGCGCATGGGCAAGGTCACGCTGTCGCAGCTCGTCGAGGAACGCGGGTACGATTACCTCGAATTCCTGAATCAGTACGCCTCCGATTTGAAGGAAGCGGAAAGCGCGATCGCGAAGGGGTTCATGTTCGACGGCGACCCCCGCAAGGCGAAGGGCGGCGACCAGTCTGCGACGTCGGGCGGGGCCGACAAGAAGAAAACCGACGCGGCCGACGACGACGCCGCCTGACCCTCCCGGAGAAGTTCATGGACCCTGAGATCGCCGCCCCCGCGGCCGATGAATCGCGCGAGCTGCAGCTCGTCACCCGCGAAGTCACCATCCGCGCCGAAACCTTCAACGAGGCCGAAAACACGGTCGAGGTCGTGTGGACGACCGGCTCGCGCGGCACGCGCATGGACTGGCGTCGCTACGAGCTGATCGAGGAAGAGCTGTCGACCGACGCCGCGCACGTCCGGCTCGATCGGATCAACAGCGGCGGGCCGGTGCTGAACTCGCATCGTAGCTACGACCTGTCGAGCCAACTGGGCGTCGTTGTCGACGGCACGGCGCGCATGAGCGACGGTGAGGGCGTGGCAACGCTGCGCTTCTCGCGCCGGGAAGAGATCGCGCCGATCATTCAGGACATCCGCGACCGCGTAATCCGCAACGTGTCGGTCGGGTACCGGGTGCATGAATACGAGATCACGGAGCGAGAGGGCGAACGCCCGCTGTACCGCGCGGTCGACTGGGAACCGTACGAGATCAGTTTTGTGACCATGCCTTTCGATGCTGGCGCGCAGACGCGCAGCTCCGAACCCGCGCAGGGCGGCTTTCCCTGCATCTTTCGCCGCAATTCGCCGGCATCCAGCCAGGAGCGTACTATGGACCCCGAGGATCAGGCCGGCTCGCAGTCGACCGACACCACCACCACCACGACCACCACGACCGATCAGTCGACCGACGGTCAGCAGCAGCAGCAGCGCCAGGCACCGACGACCGTCGACGGTGCCGCCGTCCTCACCGCAGCCCGCAACGCCGGCCTCGATGTCGGTGCTCGCGAAGAGCTGCTGGTCCGCCATTCGAGCACCCCGTTCAATCACGACACGCTGATGGCCGATATCGGTCGCCGCTTCGCAGAGCGCGACAGCTCGGCGCAGACCATCAATCGCGTCTCGCCGACCGTCGGCAACGGTGCCACGATGGTCCGCGCTATGTCGGACGCCGTGTTCCACCGCATGGCTCCCGGCTCGCAGCTGCCCGACACTTCGCGCCAGTACCGCGGCATGGGTCTGCTGCGCATGGCGGAAGAGCTGATCGGATCGAGCGGCGTGTCGACGCGCGGCATGACGCCGCACGAGATCGCCGAACGCGCGTTGCACACCACGTCGGATTTTCCGGCGCTGATGAGCAACGCCATGGGCCGCCGCCTGCGCGCCTCGTATGAGGAGCACGAGCCGACCTATCGCCAGTGGGCGCGCCGCGCGCCGAACGCCCCGAACTTCAAGTCGGTTGACACCGTCCAGCTCTCGGCAATGCCCGACCTGATGAAGGTCAACGAAAAGGGCGAGTTCCGCTACGGTACCTTCACCGACGGCAAGGTGTCCTATGCGCTGACCAACTATGGTCGCATCATTGGCCTGTCGCGTCAGCTCATCATCAACGATGACCTGAACGCGCTCGATCGCATCCTGTCGGGCTTTGCCGCCTCGGCCGCGCGCCTCGAAAACCGCACCGTCTATGCGCAGCTGACTGCCAACCCGACCCTGCCGGACGGCATCGCGCTCTTCCACGCCGATCACGGCAACCTCGGTGCCGGCGCCGCGATCTCGGCCAACTCGCTGGGCGCCGCCCGTACCCGCATGCGCAAGCAGAAGGGTTTGCAGGCCGAGTTGCTGAACATCGCGCCGCAGCACCTGATCGTGCCGACGGACATCGAGCAGGTCGCCTACCAGTTCACCAGCTCGCAGTTCGTGCCGGCGCGCTCGGCCGACGTGAACGAGTTCCGCCAGGGCGGCCGTACCGCGTTGACGCCGATCGTTGAACCGCTGCTCGATGAATCGTCGACCACGGCGTTCTACCTCGCGGCTTCGAACGGCCAGATCGACACCGTTGAATATGCGTATCTCGAAGGCGCCGAGGGCGTGCAGCTGTCGAGCCGCGTCGGCTTCACGATGGACGGCGTCGAGATGAAGGCGTCGCTCGATTTCGCGGCCGCCGTCATCGACCACCGCGGCCTCGATCGCACCGGCTGATCCGCCGGCGACGCGACCAACCAACCCTGACGCGGGCGGCCATCGTGCCGCCCGTCGTCGTTTCGGAGATCCCGGATGAAGAATTATCTGCATGCAGGTCGGACCTGCACGTTCATCGCGCCCTATGCCGTCGCCTCGGGTGCCGGCTTCGTCGTCGGCTCGCTGTTCGCCGTTGCCAGTGTCGATACTGCGCAGGGCGCGGAAGTCGAGGGTGAAGTCGAAGGCGTTTATGCCTTCCCGAAAGCGACCGGCGCCAACACCGACGCCGCCCCCGGCACCAAGATCTATTTCGACACCGTCACCAAGACGTACTCGAAGACGTCGGGCGGCAACGGTGTGCTGATCGGTGCCACCACGCGCGCCGCGTCGACCACCGACACGGTCTACCGCGTCCGCCTGAACGGCGTCACGCTGTAATGGCCGATCCGTTCGCCACCGGGCTGGGGACGCTCTTCGCCGGGCCCCGCGCGGTGGCGGCGGTCTACGACGACGGATCGTCCGCCCGGCCGATCCGTGTCATCCATGAGCGGCCGGACCAGGAAACGTCGTTCCGCGACAGCGTGGTCGTCCAGGCGACGAACGTGTTTCGTATCCAGGCGGTCGACGTTGCCGAACCGGCGATCGACGACCTGATCACCGTCGAGGCGGGCACCTTCCGGATTTCGGAAGAGCCGCAGCGCGACACGCAGGCACTGCGCTGGATCTGCCCGGCCGAGCCGGTCTGATGCGCATCGACGCGGAGATCATCGGTTTCCGCGACACCATGGCCGACATCAACGGCTTCGTCGCGCGATCGGCGACCTTCGCGATGCGCGAGACGACACCGGAGACACTGTCCGAGCTGCGCCGCCAGATCACCGACGCCGGCATGGGTACGCGCCTTGCCAACACCTGGCGCGGCGGCAGCTATCCGGTCGGGGCGCGGGTCAGCGTCAACCCCGGCGGCTATATCTGGTCGAATGCGCCGCTGATCATCGACGCTTTCGCGCGCGGGGCCACGATCCGGCCGGTCAACGGCGCGAATTTTCAGTGGATACCGACCAAGAACGTGCCGCGCGCGCGCGGTCGGGTGTCGCGCGGTGGCCGCAACATGCGCGGCGGAGCGATGACCCCCGAAGAGGTCGAGAACCGCTTCAACACCGATTTCGAGTTTCGTCCCGGCCGCGGCGGTACCGTGCTCGCCTTTATCGACGTCGTCCGCGCCAAGAACATGCGCGGTTATCGCCCGGGGACCGTCGGCCGGCAGCGACAGGGTCGCGTCGCCAAGCCGGTGCTCATGTTCGTCCTGCGCAAATTCGTCCGCATGCCGAAAGCCGTCGACCTTGAGCGCCCGGCACAACGCTGGGCCGACCGCTACGCCGCCGAATTTTCCCGCCGTCTGGAGGGCTGACCTATGTCGAAGCGTCTTGACGTGCTGACCGCAGTCCGCGCGCTGGTGAAGGCCGCGCTGCCGGCGGCGGACGTGTTCGGGCTGGAACCGGGCGACGAAGCGCCGGCGCGGATTTCGCCCGGCGGCCGCGTCGTGATCCGCACCGGCGATATGGTCGAGACCGACGTCGACCTGTCCCCGGTCTTCTACTGGTACGACCATCGTATCCCGCTTGAGTTTACCGCACCGTCGGAAGAGGCGCTCGACGCGATGTTCGTCGCGATCGGCACCGCGGTCGACGCGGACCGGACGCTTGGCGGCCTGTGCGAATGGATCGAGCCGACCGGCCCGATGACCGAGGACCTGCATGTCGCCGGCGGCTCGTCGCCGCGCGGTGGCGATACCGCGATCGTCGCGTCCTACGGGACGCCGAACCCCCTCACCTGAAAGGAGACCCGCCATGGCGGTAGCACCCACCCGCGCGCGTGGTTCCAATGCGCGCGTCGTAACCGCGTTCGAAGCCACCCCCGGCACGTCGCCGGCGGCCGGCGCTGCCTGGCACGCCGCGCCGTTCGTCAGCCATACGCTGGGCGAGGAACGGCCGCTCGAGGAAGACGACCTGCTCGGCCAGGGCCGCGAAATGCAGGACCCGACCGAGGGCGTCGCCACCAACGACGGCGATATCGTGGTGCCGGTCGATGCGCGCAATTTCGGTCGCTGGCTGAAGCTGTTCTTCGGAAACCCGCTGTCGGCGGGCACCCCCGAGGATGGCTACACCCACACCTTCAAGTCGGGTGCGCAGACCCTGCCCTCGATCTCGATCGAGGTCGGCTCGCCCGAGGTCCCGGCCTATTCCGTCAACCGCGGTTGCCGCGGCAACACGATGCGGATTCAGATGGCCCGGTCGGGCAAGCTGAACGCCACGCTCGGCCTGATCTGTATCGGCGAGACCGACCCGGCGAACACCAGCGCCGGCGGGCCGAACCCGACTATTCTGCCGACCACCCGCTTCCCCAACGCCACCGGTTCCGTGAAGCGGAACGGCCAGCTGCTCGGTAGCGTCGTCGGTGCGAGCTTCACCTTCAGCAACCAATTGGAGAAGGTCGAGACGATTCAGCCCGACGGGCGGATCGAGGACAGCGATCCGGGCATGGCGATGATGACCGGCGACCTTACCATCAAATTCGCCACGCAAGAGCTGCTGCTGGCGGCGTCGACCAGCCCGCCCACGCCGATGGAGATCACCTTCGGGTGGACGGTCGGTGCCTTCACGCTGCTGTTCACCCTGCCTCGCGTGTTCCTGCCCAAGCCGAAGCGGCCGATCAGCGGCCCCGGCGGCATCCAGGCGCAGTTCAATTTCCAGACGTCGGGCGCGAACGGCAATGCCGTGATCGTCACGCTGAAGAACGACAAGGACAGCTACTGATGCTCGTCGCCACCAAACCGCGCGGCCCGGAATGGCTGCTGGTGATGGGCGCGTCGATCCTGTTCGATCCGATCGACCGACCGATGATGCGCCGCGCGCGCCGGGCAGCGCTGAAGGCGCTGGCCCGGCCCGACGAGGACGAGACGGTCGACGTAGATCCGGTCGTCCAGCTGGAGGACCTCGGCGACGCGCTGAGCCTCGCGCTGATCGTTGAGGGCGCACGCGACTGGTGTGATGTCGCTGTCAAACAGGTCGACGAGGACGGCAACGCCATTCTGGTCGACGGCGAACCGGTGTTCGAAACGCTCGCCTTCAGCCGGGCGGCGCTCGACATGCTGCTGACCGATCCGGTCATCTTCGACGCGATCGATGCGGTCTATGTCATGCCGTTCGCGCAGCGGGAGCGGGCAAAAAACGGCTTCGCCGCCTCGCCGAATGGCACTGGGGTGGCGGCGATGCCGGCGGCCGATATTGTCAGCTCTCCTGCACCGCCGGCGGCGATCGCCCGAAGCGGTGCGAGGCGTGCCCGTACCGGCTCCACGAAGCCGAAACGGAAGCCGCGGACGGCGTCTGGGAAGCCCTGACCACCTGTGAACGGCAAATCCGCGTCGGCGGTACCGGGCGTCCGTTCGCACTCGATTTCGGTGCGGTGATGACCGTCGCATCGGCGCTCGACGTCGATCTCGGCCTGCTGGCCGACGTGCTGCCTGCGGCCGAGGCCGCGATCGTTTCCAACCTGAACGGCGACGAAGACGCTGGCGATGATGCGGAGGAGGACGAATGACCCAAAAGTCCGTCTCGATCCGCCTCGGCACCACCGGCAAGGCGACCGTCACCCGCGATTTCGACGAGATCGCACAGTCGGGGGACGCGTCGGCGAAACGCTATGCCAAGGCGTTCGAACGCGCGAGCGACGACGTCGAGGCGGCGCTTCAGCGCCAGGCGCGCGCGGCCGACAAGATCGCTGCGATCATGCCGCAGACCGCGGTCCAGATGAAGATCGGCGACGTCAACGGGACGGGCTTCGGGCAGTGGGAAGGATCGGCGCGGCGATCGGCGCTGGCGTTCAAGGAGCTGCTCGGCGCGCAAGAACAGCTGGAGGTCCGCACGCGGGCACTGCTGGCCTCGATCAACCCGGCGATCGCCGCGCAGGACCGCTTCAATGCGGAAATGGCCGAAGCGCGGACGCTGGTCGCCGCCAGCTCGATCTCGCTCGACGACTATTGCGCGAAGCTCCGCATCGAGAAGGCGGCGCTGGACGCTGTCGCCGGCGCGCATAACCGCGCGAACGTCTCGGTCGGCCAGCTGAAGGCCGGGTCGCAGCAGCTGTCCTACCAGATCGGCGACGTCGCGGCGTCGTTCGGATCGGGGACGCCGGTCGTCCAGATCTTCGCGCAGCAGATCGGGCAGACGGTCCAGGCCGTGCAGCTGATGACTGGCGCGTCGAAGGGTTTCCTCGGCTTTATCGCCGGCCCGTGGGGCGCGGTACTGACCGGCGGGATCATCATCCTGACCACGCTGGTCGGCAAGTATCTGGAGAGCGCGGACGCGGCGAAGAAGGCGGAAGCCGCCAAGCGCGCCGACGCGGCCGCGACCAATACGCTCGAAGGCGCGATCAAGCAGCTGAACGACGTCACCGGGAATTACAACCGGTCGCAGGCGACGACGATCGAGCTGGCGCTGAACAACGCCAACACGCAGATCAAGCTCGCCGAGGGCATCCGGGCGACCACTGCCGCCCGTCTCGCTGACATGAAGGCGCTTCAGGCCGCGAACCGCCAGCGGGCATCTGGGCCCGGCCAGTCGGGCGAGATCGCGGCGATGGGGCTGGCGGACGGCGACAAGGCGATCGCCACCGTTGAGGCATCACTGTCGCAGCTCGATGCGAACCTGATCCGCGGCCGTAACGCGGTCCGCGCCGCCGGCGCTGAAGCCCGGCGCGTCCGTGCCGACGAGACGGCATCCGCCATCGATGGCGATGCCCGCCTGATCGTTTCGACCGGCCGGGTGGCGGAGGCCGAGCGCGCCCTTCGCAAGGTCGAGCAGGACGGGCGGCGCGAGCTTGCTGCCGGCACGATCACCGAGGACCAGTATCGCGATCGTCGCCTCGCGGCCGAGCGTCGCCTGATCGCCGCGCAGGACTCGTCGACCGGCAGCGGGGAAGCCCGCGCGCGCGGCCTCGCCCGCCAGTCGGCCGCGATGGAGGTCAACGCCGACGCCGCGCTCGATCTCGCCCGCGCTTATCTGGTCGGTAGCGACGCTGCGCTCCGGGCTGAAGCCGCGCGCAAAGGATTGACCGACGCGACCCGCAAGGGCATCGATGGCGAGGCGCAGACGCGGCGTCAGCTGGCCATCATGGTCGGCGATGAGGTCGTGTCGGGCGCCAAGGCGGTCGCCAAGCTGCGCGACGAGGCGGACGCCCGCGCCAATGTCCGCAAAGAGATCCTCGCCGGCACCTGGACATGGGACCAGGCCAACGACGCGCTGGCCGAAGAGGCAGCGCTGCGGCCGCTGCTGAAGCTGCAGACGCTGGCACAGGGCGAGGCGCTGGCGACGCTGACCAAGGTCATCGACGAATATCGCGCTGCCATGCGCCGCGCGCGTGCCGAGGAAGCCGAGGACGGGTCGTTGAAGGCCGCCGCCGATGCGCAGGGCCGCGCCGACGAGATGCGGAGCGTTACCGCCGATCTGGAGCTATCGGCCGCCGATCGCCGCCGCAACGCCGATCGCCGCGCCGCGGTGATCGAGGCGGACCGGTCGAAGTTCACCGGGGAAGGCCGCAAGAACTTCCTGAAGGCCAAGTCCGACGAGACCGAGGCGGGCATCGATGGCGATCGCGCCCGTTATCTGTCTGACACGCTGCGCAGCCAGCGGGACTCGCTGGCAACCGTCGCCGAGGAATTGCGCCTGGTCGGGGCCAACGACAACCTGCGCCAGTCGTCGCTCGCCAAGCTGCGCCTGATCCTCGATCTGAAGGAACAGGGCGTCGCGCTGGACAGCGACGAGGGCCGAGAGATCCTGCGCAATGCCGATGCGTACGACGCGATCGTCGACCGGCTGCACGACCAGCAGCTGGCATGGGAAGAGATTCGCGGCTTCGGCGAGGAATTCGTCGACACGGTACTGTCGCCCGAGACCTGGGAAGATTGGGGCGAAGGCGGGAAGACCATCCTCAAGATGATCCAGAACGAGTTTCTGAAACTCGCGCTGCTGAACCCGATCAAGAACATGCTGACCGGCGGGGACGCTGCGACGCTTGGCAGCGTGCTGGGCAACCTTGGCAGTCTGTTCGGCGGCAAGGGTGCGGCCCCCGGGGCCAGTGCCTCCCAAGGCTTCATCGGCCCGCCGGGCAACGCGGCGGGAACCCATTACTGGTCGGGCGGCGACACGCTGGTCGGCGAGAATGGTGCCGAGGTGGTCAGCCCGCCGCGCGGGTCGCGCGTGACGCCTGCGGGCGAAACGCGGCGGCTGCTGGCCGCCAACGATGGCGGCCCGCGCGGCAATGTCCAGCACTTCGACCTGCGCGGCGCGGTCGTTACCGAGAAGCTCTACAGCGACATGCTGGCGATCGGCGACGCGGCCGCGGTGCGCGGTGCCGCCGGCGGCGCGCAGATGGGCTTCACCGAAACGAAGGCGCGCGCCGGTCGCCGGTTGGGGAGGAAGTGGTGAGCATGCTCCTCCCCACCGCCCGGATCGCGTCGTTCGCGCTGGTCCCCCGTCTGTTCAGCGGCAACCAGGAAGGCGCGCTCGGCGGCGACGATCTGCCGATTCCCCGCCTGGGCGACCGCTGGATCGCGAACGTCTCGACTGCACAGCTGCGCCAGAACGACGATGGCCGGGCACTGCTGGCGGCGCTGACGATGGCGACGACGCTCGATGCGCGGATGCCGATTGCGCAGCCGCATGTCCCGCAGCTGCCCGGCGGCAGCGCGCCGGTGGTCAACGGTACCGACCAGGCAGGAAGCAGCATCACCGTTCGCGGCGTGCCCGGCGGCACGCTGCTGGAGCAGGGCCGCTACTTTTCGATCCTCCACCTCGGCATCCACCACGTCCACATGGTTGCGCAGGCAACGATCGTCCCGAGCAACGGCGCGGTGATGGTGCCGATCTGGCCGATGCTGCGATTCCTGACGATCGACGGTGAGCGGGTCTATTTCGACACGCCGTTGATCGAGGGGAAGCTCACCGGCTTCGACAAGGGCGGCCGCTTCGTGCGCAACCGCATCGACCCGTTCGAATTCAGCATCATGGAGCGCAAATGACCCTGCGCCTCTCCCCGCAGATGACCGAGGCGCTGTCGTCCGGCCTGTTCCCGATCGCGCCGCTGATCGAGATCGAGATGCCGAACTATACGCTGCGCCATATCGTCGGCGGCGGTGAGCTGCTTTGGGGCACCAAGCGGTTCCGCGGCCGTGATCCGCGTTTCGGCACACTGGTTTCGGCGAGCACCCTGCACGACGGTGTTGCCGACGAGGCACCCGAATGGATGCTGACATTCTGTCCGCCGGGCGCGGTCGGGGTCCAGGACCTGACCCGCGCCGATGTGCAGGAAAGCCCGGTGCGGGCATGGCTGGCGGCAGTCGACCGGGCCAGCGGCCAGATCCTGCCGGAGCCGATCCAGGTGTTCGAAGGCCTGCTCGACGTCGCGCAGCTGACCGTCGGCAAGGGCACGCGGACCGTCGAATGGCGGTGCGTGTCGGCGCTGGAGCGGTTCCACGACAAGGAACGCGGCGCACGTTTGTCCGATGCCCATCACCGGCTCGTGTGGCCGGGCGAGACCGGCTGCGCGAACATGAGCGGCATCGAGAAGACCAGCTACTGGGGCGTCGAGAAGGTCCCGGGTGGTGTCACCTATGGCACGGGCGGCGGCGGTGGCTCGGTCTATTACACAGGGTACGAGCAATGATCGAGGCAGTCCGCCGCCAGCGCGCGGCCACAGCGACGATCGCGCGCTTCCGTGCGCAGCCGCTCGCCTATGGCAAGAACGACTGCGTTCGCCTCGGCGCGTTCGTCCTGCGTAAGATGGGCCGCAAGCCGCAGCTGGCGAAGGCCGGGACCTATCAGTCGGTGCGCAGTGCGCGGCGCGCGCTCGATCGCGCCGGGTTCGCGACGATCGCCGATGCGATCGACGCCATGGGGTTGCAGCGCATCCCGCCGGCGGCCGCACTTCCGGCCGACCTCGTGCTGTTGCCTGGGGAAGGTCCGTTCGGCGGATCGCTGACCATGGCGGTCGGGAACGGCCGCGTCTTTGGCTATCACCAGGACGTCGTCGGCGCCGACATCCTGCAACCGCTCGAATTCGTTGCGGCCTGGAGGGTCTGATGGCGAAGACCCTGCGCACCGCGGCGATCATCATCGGCGCCGCGGCCCTCATCGCGTCCGGCGTCGGCGCGGCCGCCGGCGCCGGCGTGATCGGCGCATCGGCGGGCAGCGCGGCCGCGGCCGCCGGCGCCGCGACGTCGGCCTCGATCGCGGCGACCGCGGCGACGGTCGCGTCGATCGCCGGCGCGACGGCATCGGCACTGTCGATCGCCGCCACCGTCGCGACGCCGAAGGGCACGGTCGGAGGCAACCCGACGAAATTCAAGATCGACAAGGATGCCGGCATCCCGATCGTTTTCGGGCGGACCTATGTCGGCGGCAACGTCGTCCACCGGCAGTATTACGACGATCCCGGTTCGCGCATGCGCAACCAGCGCGAAAGCTGGGTGACGGTGCTGTCGCTGGGCCCGGTCAAAAGCGTCGGTCCGCTGCTTGTCGACAAGAAGCCGGTCTTCTTCAACGGGGCCGGCGCGGCGGTAGGTGATTTCGCCGGCAATATGTGGTTGGACACCCAGCTCGGCGCGTGTCCTGAAGCGCGCGCGCTGCGCGGTCCAACCGGCGACTTCCCGGGCTGGAACGCATCGTCGAAGCTGTCCGGCAAGGCAGCGGATCTCTGGACGCTCGATTTCGACAGCAAGGGCAAGAAATTCCCGACCGGCGTGCCGCAGCGTGGCCGCGTGCTGGAGGGACGTTTCGCCTATGATGCTCGTCTCGACAGCACCTTCCCCGGCGGCTCGGGTCCGTGTCGGATCGATGATCCGAACACGCATGTCTATACCGAGAACCCTTGGTGTCAGGCCGTCACCTATGCCTATGGGCTGTATCAGAACGGGCACCTGATCGCCGGCGGCGAGCTGCCCGTGACGGGCATCGACCTGAACTCGTTCGTCCAGGCGGCGAACACGGCCGATCTGAACGGGTGGAAGTGCGGCGGCACCGTCTACACCTCGGCCGACAATGACTGGGACATCGTCAAGATGCTGGCGCAGGCCGGCGGTGGTGAGGTGTTCCAGGTCGGCGGGCTGCTGACCTGCACCCATTCAGCCCCGCGCGTCTCGATCGGCACGATCACGTCCAACGACCTGATCGGCGATATCGTCGCGCCGTCGACCGCATCGATCCGGGTCCGGCGCAATACGATCATCCCGCGCGTCCGGTTGGAAGAGCAAGGCTGGGAAGTCGTCCCGATCGAGGCGGTCACGGTGCCCGCCTATGCGACGCTCGATCGCGCCACGCGGCCGAAGGAGAGCGAATATCCGCTGATCCAATCGGCAAAGCAGGCGTCCGAGATCGCGATGTACGAGATGCTCGACGCGCGCGAGCTCGAGCCGATCACCATGCCGTGCAAGCTGCCGCTGATCGGGTACCGCCCCGGCGACTGCGTCACGCTCAACATCCCCGAGGCGAACCTGGTCGGTCGCGATGTCGTGCTGCGCGAGCGCGAGCTGGACATGGCGAACGCAGGCGTGACGTTCATCGCGCGCAGCGAGGACCCGGCGAAGCATCCCTTTGCGCTCGGCACGTCCGCGACGCCACCGCGCACACCGGACCTGTCGGTGCCCGGCCTTGATCTCGATCCGCCGGTCGGGTGGACGGCTGTCCCGGTGATGATCGAAAGCCCCGGCATCCCCTTGCCGGCGATCGTCGTGTCCGGGCTGGTCGACAATGGGGGCGCTGAAGCTGTCCAGGTCGACTATCGTCCGGTCGGCACGACCGAGTGGTTGTCGGCAGGCACGTTCGGCGTCGACGTCACCCGGGTCGAGATCACGTCGGTCGTCGCCGAAGCGAGCTATGACGTGTCGGTTCGTTACCGGGTGCGCGGGCAGTTGGGCGATCGTTTGATCCTCGGCCCGGTTACGATCCCGGAACAGCCCGTCTCGGGACTGAACGGCAAGGACGGGCTCGACGGCAAGGACGGTGTCGACGGGCGCACGACGTATCTCCACTTCGCCTATGCCGACAGCCCGGACGGAAGCGTCAACTTCGCGGTCGGTGAGCCGGCGGGCCGGGGGTGGCAAGGCACCTATACCGACTTCGTCAAAGCCGACAGCGGCAACCCGGTCGACTATGTCTGGTCCGCCTATAAGGGGCCGGCGGCGTTCGGTCTGGCTGGAAGCGGCGACACGAACGTCAGCGGCAACGCGCTGATCAAGCAGGGTAGCGGAGGGTGGGGCACCGGCGGCGGCTATTCGACCGAAGGCTGGCGCGGCGGTGCGCAGTGCAGCTTCAGCGCGGGACAGACCGCCGCATCGGACATTATGGCGGGTCTGAACCGCGACCCCGCCGCGAACGATAGCTACGAGACGATCGACTATGCCTGGTATCTGGCCGGGGATGGCATTTGCCGGATCTACGAGAGCGGCGACTTTATCGATCTGCTCGGCGGTTACACCAAGGCCACCGTCTTCCAGATCGTCTATGACGGAGCGACCGTCCGCTACAGCAAGGACGGCGTCGAGGTCCGAACCGTCCCGACCGATGCGGATCTGCTGTTCTATTTCGATGCGGCATTGGCAGGGAACCCCGGCGACCGGCTCGATGCGATCACCTTCGCGGCCGCGGGCAAGGCCGGCGCGAATGGGAAGGATGGCGTCGACGGCAAGGACGGCTTCTCGGCACCGCTCGTCCTGACCCAATGGTCGATCGACGGCGTCAGCGGGTGGCACAACCATTTCTTCGGTGCCGATCGATATTACCGGCAATCGAACGACGGGGGAAATACCTTCGGTCCGGCAATCTTGGGCGTCGGTGAGAACGGCACTGACGGTGCGCGTGGTGCCGATGGTGGCTATGATGACACCATCTTCCGGTACCGGACGATCGTGCCGCGGACGCCGGGCGGCGCGTTCCCTGCCGACTGGTACGATGCGCCCACGCCGACTTCGATCCGCGACAAGGCATTCTCGGCGCGCGACGATTACCTTTCGGGCGACCAGTGGCTCGAGGTGCAGCCCGGCGAGGTCTATCGTGTCACCGGCTACATTCAGGCCGCCGCAGCGAACCGGCGGGGGAACATCGGCCTGAACCTTGCCGGCAACCGGCTCGATAGCGCGACCTTCAACTGGATAGCCGCCGGCGGCCGCGACCCGGGCACCGAAGGGCCGATTGACGGCTACATCGTGATCCCGCCCGGATACTATTACGTGCGGCCGTGGGCGCAGATCGATGCCACCGAAAACCCTGGCACGCTGGCGTACAATTTCGAGCTGGCGAACCTCCCGGCGCTATTCATGTCGCGCGCCAGGCGCAACGCGGACGCCAGTCTCGCCAGCGCTTGGTCAGCACCGGTGCGGATCAGCGGCGAGGACGGAACGGAGGTGCTGTCCGCCTTCCTGACGAACGAGAGCTTCTCACACCCGACCGATTCTACCGGCGCGCCGATCGTCATCACGAGCGGCATCGGCAACGGCCAGATGAAGGTCTTCCTCGGCAGCCGTGACGTCACGGCGCTATGCACCTTCACGGTCCAGCAGCCGTATCACCTCGGCGTGGTCGTCGACGCAGCCGGTAACTATTCGGCCGTTTCGCTCGACAACGATCAGGGTTACGCCTTCGTCATCGCCGTATTTCAGGGCCGGGCGATCGCCAAGCAGCTGAACGCCACGCGGTCGAAGGGCGGGACGGACGGCAGCAGCGCAGCACTGGTGACGCTGACTGCAAGCGATCAGTCCTTCAGCCTCGACACCAACGGCACGCCGCGCGCGAAGACGATCCGGCTGACCGCGCGGGTCCAGAACTCCACGGCCGGCTTGCTGTGGGGGCTGAGCGCCGGTGATGGCCGCTCGCTGGCCAACTGGCAGGACGCGCCTTCGCTCGCCGCCACCGGTGCCGCCAGTCGCCACCTCGACTATTACAACATCGAGATCGACGCCGACACCTTTCACGCCATCCTGGCCAACCACGGCGGCGAGAGCCTGACCTACCAGGTCCGGATCGACGGGACCGAAATCAAGGATACGGTCTCGATCGTCCGCTTGCGCGACGGTGCGAAGGGTCGCGATGGCGTCGACGGGGTGCCCGGCGTGAACGGTGCCGATGGCACGACCTGGTATCCCTATTTCGCCTATGCCAATTCGGCGGACGGCTCGATCGACTTCACCACCGGATCACCGGATGGGCGTGCGTATGTCGGGTTTGCCACCGGCACGTCGGCGACGGAGCCGCAATCACCGGGCTTCTATACCTGGTCGGCCTATCGTGGTCCTGCCTTCGGCCTTACCGGCACGAACGTGGCGATCGCCGGCGATCAAGTCGTCAAGACGACGTCCGGCGGTTGGGGCTCTGGCGGGGCCTATTCGACGACGGGTTTCCGTAGCGGCGCTGTCGCGACTTTCCGCGCCGGCGACGGACACGCCGGCGACATCATGGCCGGTCTCAACAGCGATCCGGCGACCGACGACAGCTATGTGTCGATCGACTATTGCTGGTATCTCCACAGCAACGGCCATGCGTATGTCTACGAAAGCGGTTCGCATGTCGCGGTCGATATCGCCGGCTTCGGGTATGGCACCTTCAGCGTCGAGTACGACAACCGGACCATCCGCTACGTTTACAACGGCGTCGTCTATTACGAACACGCCGTCGCGGCGGATCAGGTGCTGTATTTCGACGCGGCGCTGGCAGGCAACGCCGGCGTCTCGCGTCTGGCGAACGTCGCTTTCGCCAGCGTCGGCCGCTCCGGCGTCGATGGCATCCCCGGCACCAACGGCACGAATGGCCAAGCCGGGCGCGACGGTCGTGACGGATCGAACGGTAGCAACGGCGCGGATGGTCGGAATGGTGCCGATGGTCGCACCTCGTATGTTCATTACGCCTATGCCGACAGCGCGGACGGTCACGCCAACTTCACGACTGGCGCCGCCGACGGACGGTCCTTCGTTGGCATTTATGTCGACTATAGCGAGCCCGACAGCGGCGATCCGAACGCCTATCGATGGACCCGCTTGCGCGGCCTCGACGGGAATAACGGGCTTCCCGGGACGGCAGGTGCTGACGGCCGCACGCCCTACGTCCACACCGCCTATGCCAACAGCCCGAACGGCCATCAGGATTTCACCACGGACGACGCGCAGGCGTTGAACCGGCGATATATTGGACTGCGGACCGATTACGATGTTGCCGACAGCCCGAATCCGGACGCCTATGTCTGGTCGATCAGCCGGGGCGCGGACGGCTCAAATGGCGTCGATGGAGCGCAGGGTCCGCAGGGACCCGGGGGGCCGCAAGGGCCGCAAGGGCCGCAAGGACCCGGAGGCGCACCAGGCCGTGACACGATTGTCTATTATCAGGATGCGCAGCCTTCGAACCCGGTCTTCAACGACACATGGGTGACGCGGTCGACGCCGCGGATCTGGCGGCGTTGGAACGGCGGTGGTTGGGAGCAAATCCTCGGTGCCGTCTCCGCGCTGGAGATCATCGACAGCGCCTACATCGCTAACCTCGCCGTCGGGGAAGCCAAGATCGCCGAGCTTTCGGTCGGCACGCTGAAAATCCAGAACCAGGCGGTGACGGCGAACGTCGCCGTTACGGCCGGCCTGACGACGGCAACGAACGGGGAAACTAAGGTCGCGTGTAGCGTGGCGTTCAATCCAACCGGCTTGGGCTATGTGCGCGTCGACCTGCAGTACGACCAGGGCGTCAATCCGCAGGGGACCAGCGGGACCGCGCGCGTCTTCGTACGCCGGACGCAGAACGGCGGCGAGGTGACGGTTGGCCGCTTCCTGAACGTGCAGCCGCAGTCCTCGACTGGCGAACCGGCTTCGTTCTGGTTCCTGGACAACCCGCCGAGCGGTCCGCTGGTTTATGACCTCGTCATCTCGACCGATACCGGCAACCGCATCTTTCGCCTGTCGAACATCACCCTGGCGATTTCGGAGTTCAAAAAGTGAAGCGCTATGCGATCGTCCGCGACACTGGCGGCATGGTCGATGCCGTGGTGTCAATCCTCGATCTTGAAACGCTGCTGCTGAACACGCCGGAAGGCTCGCATCCGGTGCCCTGCGGCGATGCTGCGATCGTACCGGGTGAATGGCTTTGGGACGGAAGCGGCTTCGTGGAACGCGAAGTGCCCGGTCCGACGCTCGCGGAACGACGTGCCGAGGTTTGGGGGGGCGTGCGGGCGGCGCGGGATCAGGCGGAATGGTGGGGATGCAGCACGCCGCTCGGCCGCGCTGACAGCGATCCGGACAGCCAACGCAAGGTCGCCGGCGCTGTGCAGATGGCGATGATCGCGCAGGCCGCCGGCGCGCCGTTCTCGATCGACTGGACGATGCAGGACAACCGCAGCGTGACCCACGACGCTGTCGCAATGATCACGCTCGGCGTTGCAGTCGGGCAGCACGTCGCCGCCTGCCATGCCGTCGCGCTGGCGAAGCGGGCTGCGATCGAGGCGGCGGCTGATGCCGCGACGCTGGTCGACTTCGACATCGAGGGAGGATGGCCCGATGCGCCGATTGGCTGACGTGGTGATGCAGCTGCTGGTGTCGGTCGACCAGCTCGCACAGGTCGCGATCGTCGGCGTCGCATACCTCCTGCGTCTGACCAATACCTGCCCCTCGGCCGACGAGACGATCAGCAGCTATGTCGGCCGCGGTCAGCTGCGCGGCGCACGCTGGGCGGCGATTATTGCGCCGGCGATCGACGGGCTGTTCGTCCTGCTGGGGGAAGCGCCCGGCCACTGCCTGCGCAATGTCGAGACCGCTTTCCTCGGCCTGCCGCCCAAGCCCTGACATCTGAAGGAATTGCGATGACCGACACGACGCCCTCGCCAGCGCCGCGGTGGCTGGCGTGGATGCCGGCCGCTTCGGTCGGCGCGCTTATCGCCGGCAGCCTGCTGACCGGCGGCGGCTACATCCAGCGGCTCGACGAACAGGTGCGCCGAATCACAGTGCTCGAAGAGTCGATCAAGCAGCTGCAGGAAATCGACAAGCGGACCACGCGCATCGAGGCGAAGCTCGACGTCCTGGTCCCGCAGCAGGACCGGGAGACCAGACGATGACCATCGACCTCGGCATCGTCCTGCTCGCGATCGGCGCGGCGCTGCCGTTCGCGCAGGCGATCGTGGACACCATTCGCGGCTGAAGCCGCCCATCCAAAGGAGCGTGCTCGCGCGCGCGCATTCGGTCCGCATCGCCGTGCTTGGCGTCCTGGTCTCGCTGTTCGCGGCGATCGATCCGGTCTCGCTGCAGGCCGGATGGGAGTCACTGCCGCCCAATGTCGTCGCCCTGATCCCTGACCGGTTCCAGCAGTGGATCGGCAGCGCGCTGTTCTTCCTCGTGATCCTCGCCCGCGGCGTGCCGCAGCCCGCGGTTGCAGAGAAGCTCGGCCTGCTGGGCGGGGCGGTGCCGAAGTGGCTCGCCGCGGCGCGCGCACCGATCAACCGCGCGGTCACGGCGATCGTCGTGCANTGCTCGGCCACGCGCGAGGGGCAGTATGTCGATGCGGCCGAGATCCGCCGCTGGCATCTTGCCAAGAACTGGGCCGACATCGGCTATCACTTCGTCATCCGTCTCGACGGCACGATCGAGATCGGCCGCCCGCTGTACCTGTCTGGCGCGCATGTCGAAGGGCACAACCGCACGACGATCGGTATCTGCTACGTCGGCGGCGTCGCCAGTGACGGGAAGACGCCGAAGGACACGCGCACGCCGGCGCAGAAGGCCGCGCTGCTCGACCTGCTGACCGAGCTGAAGGCGAAATATCCGCAGGCGCGNATCTGCGGCCATCGCGACTTCTCGCCCGATCGGAACCGCAACGGTCGCATCGATCCGCAGGAATGGATCAAGGCCTGC